ACGCAATGTTCTGGGCATAGCTTGCGGCTGAACCTGAGTTGCCAGAGATAATGGCAGCGGTTCCTGATGGGATCGTTCCCGTAGAACTGGTGACATTCTGGAACTGACCAGAGAAAATGGGGTTAGGATACACTGGCACAGTCGTAGATGACGCGGCCACATCTGCGGTCACGACAAAATTACGGAGAACACCAGTTGATTGCCTGTTCTGAGGGTTCACGGCATAAACGCCAGGAATCTGGAACACAGTGCCTTTAGTAATGGTTCCGCTGGTGCTGCTGACAGCAAGGTTAAAGCCAGTGCTGGCGTTAGTCTGTACGCTAGAACCTGACTGAGCTGAAACAGTAAACGCGGTTGCGGTGCCGGTAGTAAACACGCCAACGTTCTGATCCTGTGCAAAGTTGAAGCCCAGCGTATTGTCGCCAAGTGCGCCTTTCTCGAAGATGCGAGAAATGACACCCTGAGGATTGAACAGGTTGGTAAGACCGCCAACGATCCCGACTTCGGTCTGTGGATCGACAACAAAGTTGCGCATGTCGTCCATTGGGGCTGCTTCCTGATTCAAACGTGCGCGTGCAGCAAGGATGGCCGCAATAGACTGAGCCTGAGTTGGAGTGCCTGACAGCTGGCCGGGAGTGCCTACCAAATTGTAGACATTATAGAACTGCTGCAACCCGTCATAGTCAATTTTATTGGCTACGGCTGCGATGGCTGGCTTCAGAAATCTATCTGAAAAATCAGAGATATTGAGCGTTAAGTCCTGGGTAGAAAAAGCCATATCCACGCCGAATTGTGTTGTCAACGTGAGGGGCGTGAATGTTTCAACACTTGATTCTACCTGCAACGCTGGGCCGGTACGACCTACATAACGTGGAGGCAGGCGCAAATTTGTCGTGGTTCCGATTTTCGCCCCTTCAATGGCAAAACGGTTGTCATACTGGCGATTGATAGAGCGGGCAAAAACGCAGTTATTGATGAGGACACGAAGGGCCTCATTCGTAATATCCGAAATTGTCAAAAGTGTATTAGTGGTCATCTTTATTGCTCCAAAAGAAAGAAAAAAGGGTATTAGCCTTGATTGTTTCCCCTGGTGGGAGCCTATCCCATGATTGACCGGGTACTGCCTGACTGACCAGACCGGCTAGAGACTGGTAGACGTGCAGGTCTTATATCATGTCTGATCGTTTTTTGCTAATAGTTTCTGCAAATGTTGCGCGTCTTTTTTCGTTTGATTCTGGCGTGTGTTTTTTGCCTTTCATGCCTGCATTTGGGTTGGTTGCGTGCCACAATCTCAGTGATTCGCGCCGCTTTTGTTTAGTTTCTTCCGATTGTGTTTTGCCTTTTCTGGCTTCAGTCATTTTCTGTTTTGTTTCGTCGCTGGCCTTTTTGCCAAGCTGACATTCCCTCATCTTTGGCGTTGACAGTCCTTTTTTTGCCGCGCTCAGCTTTAACCGCGTTTCTTCGGTGTGAACCATGCCTGACGCGCCTTCTCCACCATCAGTCATGTTGACCAACTCTGCGCCGGATTCCCGTAACTGCTTGATGTAGATTTTTTCCAGGTCAAACGCTGCCTGCTCTGACTCGCAGTTGACGATCTGGATTCTGATGTTTGCCGCACCGTATTTCTGCACAATGTTTTTGTGCCAGACGGTACGCTTTGAGAATTGATATGCGCGGTTGCCATGCCCTTTCCCGACGTAAAAAATCGAGCCATCTGGCTTGGCGTGCGTGTAGACGTAAAACTGTTTCATGACTTGGCTCCAGTGTAGAGTAGTGATGTAGGGCGCGGCTGGTTAGCTCACTACACTAACCGGAGTTTCGAACCTCCTGCCGCGCTTACATTATACCGCTATCGCTTGTATCTGGCTTCTTTTGCCTTGCGTTCTTCAGCGTTTCTGGCGGCAATAAACTCAGCCGTGGTCATTTCGCTGTACGCTTTCTTATTGCCGACACTAGCACTCGTCCCATGCAGCGGCTTAATCGGCTGCGGTGCTTTGCTAGTCGTTGGCGTGCCATTGATGATCTGCGCCAGCTTCATTCCGGCAGCAATCGGCGGCAGTCGTGCAATTTCATACGCCAGTTCCGGATTCTTTCCCAGCTGGTAGGCAATCATCGGGCCGTTATCCAGTTCCAGCACTGCCTGCCGGATGGTGGGATTTTGCGCCAGATTCGGGTCAGACGTAATCGTTTCAATCACCGCATCATAGTCGGAGAACTGCTGCCTTGCCGCGTTCTCAGCATTGGCAATCCGCTGCTGTGTCTGCTGCTGGCGCTGATATTCCTCGCGCTGCTGCCATTCCTGTGCAATAGCCTGCCGCGCTTCCAGTACAGCTGACTGCTTGTTGTACTGGAACATGTCCTGCACATAACGCGGATCATAAACGCCGCCGCTGTATTGATTAGGGTCAGGCGGTTGTATCTGCTGTTGCTGTGGCGCCTGTTCCTGTGGTGCTGCATACCGTTCCAGCATGGCCTGCTGAGTCGCCAGCGCTTTTTCTAGTCGCTCAGCCTGACGCCTAGCCTCATGTTTTTCGCGTGTCAGCTCATCGATGCGCCGACGATACCAAGGGTCTTTTTCCTTCGGCTGTTCCTCAGTTTCTTCAACTGCTTCCGGTGCTTCCGCTTCCGTCTGATCTGATACAGCCTCAACTGCATCAGGCGTCTGCATTTCTGCTATTTCTTCGCTCATAATCGCCCCTATGATTGCACGGGTTTAGACTCCCCGGTGAGTGCATTGACGTCCGGCTGGCGCGTCATGCTGCCAGCCCCTCTTGCCGCCGGTGCTTGGGGTCTTGCCCCGCCAGCGGATTGCATTTCGGGTTGAGTCATCGCCTGCGCTTCCATCGCTTCCAGCTCGTCACCCGTCTCCATCGCTTCCGTGCTGCCTGCCTGCATCATCATCAGCAGGTTTTCACGGACAGCCGCCTGTAGCTGCGTGTCCGTCATCATGACCTTGCCTTCAACTTCCATGCGTTTCGTCTGGCTGTCGTACCATTCCCGTTCAACGCGCTGGATTTCCAGCATACGCTGATCGCGCAGACCTTGTATCTCGGCTGACATGTGTTCCATCTGGCCGGCCAGCTGCTCCATTTGCTGCTGAGCCTGGACAACCTCTGGTGGCACTTTGTCGCCGTTCTGCGCCTGTGGCTGGAGGTTTGGTGGCAGCATTAACTGCAAACGTCTGGCAATTTCCTCAGCGCCCGGCCAGTCCATATTCTTCACCATCAAGTCGCCGATGATTTGGAACAGCGCTGGGTTGGCCTGCGTCAACGCCAGCATCATCTGGGCTGATTCATCGCGTTTGGTGGCGTAAGACGGGCCGCTATCGCAAACTACATCGTACCGGCCAATAGTCGGATTGTAGATCGATTCAATGCCGGGATTATCAGTGTACGCGCTGGCCTGCGGCAGATTCGGATCAAGCCTGACAGACCGCGCTGCACCGTCCTCGCCGATAATGCGGGCAATGCGGGGCCGGTCGTAAACGTGCGGAATCATGTCAAGAATGACGCGGCCAACCTGCCGGATGGAACGTGACAGATTGTCTTGGAAATGGAAGATAGCGGTGTCTGCCTGCTTCTGTCTGAGCGCCAGCGCACGGCCAGACGTTTCGTTACTCTGATCGCCCAGCGATGGCTGATAGATGCCCATTGATTGCATGATGTCGTTTTCAGCCAGCTGGACAGCCTGCATGATTGCGCTGGATGCCTGCGGAGGCTGGGCGCGCTGTGGTGGGCCTACTGGCGTGCCGGCAATGCTGACGGGGTCATATTCAAGATATGCAAGGGTTGCCTTGTTCGCCATTCCCCAATTCGGATCGGTCTCAAACTGCCCAGCCACGCCGATGAATGGCGCTTTCGGTGCGAGTGCCACGTTCTCAGCGTTTGCTGACAGGTAATAGTTGTACAGGCGCTGGGCATCCTTGGCATTGCGCACCAGACCGGACAGGTAGCGCCTGCCCTGTAGCCACAATTCCTGCCCGATGACGGGAATGACTGGAATGTAACAGGTAGGAATTTCGGTGCGTTCTAGCACCTTGTCGCCAGTCACTTTGCACCACATGCAGCGTTTAACGTCGGCAATCCTGACGCGCATCGGATCAGCAGGGTCTACAATCTCGCGCTGCTCGTGTTCGATGTAATAGTATTCAGCAACGCGCACTGAGTCGGTCGTGTACCAGCCCTGAGCATCGCCGTTCCCAGCTGTGGCAAAACTGGTCATGTCAACGTCAGGGTAAAGGCGATTGAACTCGTCCTTGCTGACTTCTTCAGCGATGATGCACCATTCGGCATCCGATCCGTCAGGCGCATGACTGTGTGGGTCGTAATAGACCTTTAGCGGGTCGGGTATGCGGTCGATGTAGATTTCCTGATCCCACCCGTCACTGTCTGCCCAGTCATTCCTAATGCGAATGTACCCGATGCCGGCATCTACCGACCATTCAATAGCCGTGTCATAAGCAATGCTGGCGTTCGAGTTGTCCTGAATGTGCCGGACAATACCCATCAGCACTTCGGCGGTTTTTTGATCGGCTTCGTCGTTGGCCGGACGATAGCGCACACTGGGCGTGTTTTGTCGAATCTGATTGACCACGCGGTTACGGAATTGCAGCAGCCTGTTCACGACAAGCATGGGGCGCTCTTGGCCTGGGCGGTTGCGATCGCTGCGGGCAATTTGACTCCATTGATCTCCAAGCCGCGCAAACTTGATGTCATCTAACATCAATTCGCGATTAGCTGACTCGGCCTCCATCGCAAGATCAAACTTCTTGCGGATCTCGCGCAGCATGTCGTCATCGAAATTGCCGGTATCGTCATCGTCTGACGGTGCAGCAGTGGTGATTAGATTGTCCATAGTTACTCCGTCAGAATGATTGCCAGCTTCCGGCACGTTGCGCAGTATTATCACGCCTTGTCCGCTGATTGTCATTTTTCATGCCGTCGATGGCGGTTGCAAGGTAGCGGAAGGCGTCAGCTCCGTGTGAAAACTCATCGTGCAGCGGCTTGCCTGCCGTGTCAGTCTTAGCGTTAATCGCACGGCGGTAACGCTTCAAACACTCTTGCAAGCGTGCAGTCTTGGCCTTGTCCATCCAGACACGCGGGAACAGCATCCTGGCTGCCCTAATGCCGCCCTCAACGTCACCAATGGGAACTATCTCGGTATTCCAGCCCATCGATTTCATGATTTCATCAGCAGAATGGCCGGTTCGGTAGTCTTTCACAACAGCGTCGTGCGGCAGGTAGAGCGTTCCCCAGTTGTAGTTTTTCTGCCTGAGCAGGTTGGAGTACCAGTCCAGCGTCATATGCGACTCTTCCACATAGTCGATGATTCTGCACTCTGAGCCAGCTCGCTGGACAATGATAATCGCCATCGAGTCTGCCCACCCCAGATCGAACACGGCGTGCGCTTTCAGCTTTGGGTCGTGCGTGACTGCCGTAATCCGGCCATCGTCAAACATGGTTTGATACTCGCCAGCATAGATTGCGCCATCCACCACTGACTTGGGTTTGCCTTCCCAGATGTTGTCGTACTGATCCGGCATGGTTTTGAGGCAGTGTTCACGCTCACGGTCGAGAACATCGGGGAACCACGGATTGTCACGCCAGTTGATCGCAATCACCAGACTGTCAGGCGGCGTGTTTACAATGAAACGCTGGTAAGTTGGGTCGGTGTCTAGGTCAGGGTTGAGCGTGAGCCATATTTCTGACTCAGGCTTGCGGATCGTTGGCGTAAGGATTGCCCAGGATTTGTCTGATACGGACTGGGCTTCCTCTATCCATACCTTGTCCATACCCTCAAAACTTTTGATTGACTCAACACTGTGCATAGCAAGACCAGCAAACGAAAACAAACTGCCGTTCTTGCCGCGTATCTCAGTCTCCAGCACTTCGTAAAACTGCCCAAGCCCTAACGCCTGTATCTGATCCGTCAGGAGCTGATGCACTGATTGCTTAATAGACTTCTGGATCTCTCGAGCGCACAAAATGCGCAGCGGTTTCGATGCGGCAAGGATCAGCAGCGCACGAGCCACTGCCCATGACTTGCCGGAGCCTCTACCGCCGTGCAGGACTTTGTAGCGGTAGGGCTGGAAGATAGGCTTGAGCTTGGCGGGGAATTGGGCGTTCATGTTTATAATCCAAACACCACAATGGCACTTGGAAATGGCGCGGCATTTTTACACCCACCAAACTTGATTCGCCCACGAATAAACACAACATGTCCTTTCATAACATAGTCATGCCACCATGCCGTATCAGTCCTAGCTGGAAGCAGACACACAATTAAAGCGCCGGCAAGAGAGGATTGATAAGCCTTTTTAACCCATTGACCAATGTTTCTGCCATAAGGCGGGTTCATCCAGCAGCGCCCTGTCCACTCTTGTGCTAATCCATTTTGTTCTGGCGTGTAGTAGTTCAAACATTTTGCATTTTCAGCAATAGCGCAGACGTCAGTTTGAAATTGATAGATGGCGTTGTATTTATCAAACAGATATTGAGGCGTGTACCACATGTCTGTTTTACTGCTAAACATGAGATCAGTGTTCACTGTCTCACGCCGCGCAACTTGCACTCACCCACTGCTTTAGCCGCTGGCTTCCCGAAATGACAGCACCAAGCGTTGTACTGCGCCAGATGTTTCGCTGGCGCCTTGCGTCCGGCGTTGTGGAAGCTGGGGCAGGATTGGCAGTGGGTGGGTTTCATTGGTTTGTGGAGTCCAGATGGCTCACTCAGGCTCCACAAACGAAATGCTGATTGAGTGATTGACGGGGCCGCCGTTAGGCCCTGACACAGTTGTGTCCGTCCTTGCAAGTTTTGGGACGTGGTATTCGATGACGGATTGAAACAGCTGAAACGCTTTTTCTGGGTTATCAACTGCAACCTTATCAAGCCATTCAGCAAGACGATGCGCATTGCCGTCCACAAAATCAGCAATAGCCGCCCGTGCATCAGCAGTCGAGCGATTAACAGACCCTTTTGGCCTTCCTTTGCCAGCGTTGGTTAGATTTTCTGGAGCGCCTCCCGGCTTACCCCTTGCTCCTGCCATGATCCTTGTACCCCGTCAGTAAATTATTTACTGCTCCATCTCCACACACTCGCCAAGCAGTGCGGCGTATCCAGCAAGGTCAATGTAATCATCTGCATGAAACTTTCCCTGCAACCCTCTTGCCAGCTTCAGCGCCACCATCAACCGCCATCCGTCAGTTTCACTTAACGGTATGCGTGACATGGCATTGTAAATCTTGACAGCCCTCGCCATGCTCCGTTCTGAATCCTGATCGCGTATCGCCGCTCGATTCTTCAGCGCGTCGAGTGCTTCCTGTAGAAATTCCTCGGCTCTCATGTTTCATCTTTGTTTTTAGTAATGACGCTAATTTCAATTTCGTACTGGTTGCCGTGTTTGTCCTCCACAACGCGGACAGCTCCAGGTGGCGCCCAATCCATCAGCGCCGCGATAAAAGCGCTTGTGCAATCCACCTTGCTAGACCACAAAGAATCGTCTTTTTTGCTCACGGTGCCAATGTAAATTCTGTCTGTCAGCGGTGAAGCGCCGATGTGAATGTCGTTAAGTTTCATTTTTTATCCCTAAATCCGCCACGGCGCAGGTGAATGTTTGTTCATGTTCGCTCCACAAGCAGCTTAAACGCATGGTGCCGCGCTCTGGCCAGCTCCATCCCGCCGAGCGTCAGACGGTTCACTGTTTCCAAGAACTCATCAATCGCCTGATCGGATGGCATCGACATTCTGGCCGCTGCAACGGAATCGTATAACCAGCGTTCATCATGCTCCATTGCTGTCGTTGATCCGGCCATCACAGCGCACCTTGTGCTTGACTCAATGAGTCAAAATACTGAGCTGGCCGACCAGGAATGTCAACACGGTATTGTCCGCGGCGTTCCAGAAAAGTGACGTTTGGCGGCAGTTTGGCTACTGGTTCGTTTTTAACGCGCCTGTTTAGTTTGATTGTTCCGGCTTCCAAGTAATCGCGCGCAAGCGTAAGGTTATCAATGCAATCGTTGAACTTGTCATCGTCCATGTGCTGGATGTAACCAGGCGGCCATGCTTGATGTTCAATCAGCCAGACAAGGCGGTATCTGGCAACATTGGCGCCAGCGACGTAGATGAGATAACAGTTGTTTGATTTGCTGACACTGCCAGCTTCGGCGCCGACCTTGCGGGGCGTGCCGTGATTGCGGCGTGCGTGATAGAACCGTCCTGTCTTGCGGTCGTATGTGTAGCGTTCTGTGACGTAGGACAGAATGTCCTGTATGGTCATTGTTGTGTATCTCATGCAGCCACCTGCTTTCTAGGCACCGGCTGGAACGTGTGCAGGTCTGCTTTGGCAGCAAGGTAAGCAGCGTGGGCGGCTTCTGGTGTTGCGAACAGGCCAAGAGAACGATATTTGCCGTTAAGCTTTATTCTTGCTTGCCATTTGTTTTCTTTTTTGCGCCAATTAACGCCAGTAAAGCCTGAAGTATTATCGCTTCTCAATTTGCGTGTTTGAGCGTTTTCTGCGCTAGTGGCTTCACGCAAATTATCAATGCAATTATTTAAACCGTCGCCATCAATATGGCTTACATGATTTGCAGGCCAAGCGCCGTAAACATACAGCCAAGCCAGCCTGTTAGCATAATAATTCTTGCCGTTAATGATTATTCTTCTGCATTGACGTTGGCCGTTGTTTTTCACCAAAACCTGACCAGCAACGCTTCCGGCTTTTAGCCCGCCACGGTCAAAGCGCCAAGTAAACACGCCAGTGGTGGGGTTGTAGTGCAGAAGTTCGCGGAGCTGTTCCGCGGTAAGAACGTTGTTCATGATTGCTCCCTCAGCCCCTATGAGTGGTTGTGGCAATGGAAATAGGGTTTTTCCATGTTCGGCTTCGAATACCTAGCCACAGGGTCAGTATGCCACAACGCAACGATGCCTGCAACAACATCGCAAACAATTCTTAGGCTTGCTACGCCACGCAATCCTACCGCCCTATGTCGTTGTACCAGTTTGCCTTAAAAATCGCTCTGTGAGGCTCTCAAGCGCCTTTACGGGTAGGTTTTGAAATAAACTTCAAGCCTCATCACGTCTTCATGATGCAGATACGCCAGTTTGCCTGATGCAAAGTCGCTCAGCATCCGCGCTGGTATCCCTGCACTGTCGGCGACGGTGGACAGGCGGCGGTGGGCTAGGCGCTGGCGCAATTCCCGATATTTAATTTCTGATATTTTATTTTTCATAATTTCAATTTCCAAGTTTACTTCGTCACCCCCTACTGCCTTCAGGGGGTCTAGGGGGTCACGACCCCCTGCTTCACGCAGCATCACGACCGACCCCCTCAACCCCCTGCGTTTACCCTTCCTAAAGGAAGGGGTGTAAACTGGGGGGTCTTGGGGGGTTCCCAGGGGGAACAGGTCATGTGCCTTGCCCCCCCAAACCCCCTCAACCCCCTAGAACCCCCTAGGGGGTCGCAGGGGGTTAAAAATAGATCATAAATTGTCAACATCCTTTCTCACCATCATAGCGCTGATTTGAATATCGTTTATAAATATCCAGCCATTTTCATAATACTGAATAATCTCATCATTTATTAACGACATAATAATTCCGCTATCCCTCCCTGGTTCAATTTTATTATCTGCGGTTCTTTTTTTCATGCCAATATCATCAATTAAAAATTGATGCAGCGCAGAACGGGTTATGTAAGGTTTCCCTTGCCTAGTTTCCCCGCTGGCTTTAATCCAAGCCAATTCCATGATCCTCAAGTTTTCATTGTGCTTGGCTGGCTTCTTACTGACCGGTTTTTCTTCCCTGACAACGCCATCCTCCATAGTAAAAACAGCCCCCATAATGGCCGTTCCATCTTCATCCGGCCACCCCAAGTCAATCTGTTCCAGCTTGCCATAAAATGACTTTGGCGGCTCTGCATCCTTCATCTTTGTGCAGCTCACTTCAATCAAGCCATCTTCCACACCTGACACCAGCACGGCAGCATCCAGCGATGCCTTCCATGCGCTTGATCCACGCGCCCTTGTCTTGGCTTCCCCAGAATGGCCCGTGTGATGATTAAGTATCACGCTTGATCCCAGCGCACTGGCAACAATGCTGCACGCATTGAACATGTTTCTCGTGTCTCTGGCGCTGTTTTCATCGCCGGTCATGTGATTGTTCACAGTGTCCACAAAAATGGCCGTAATAGGCTCGCTGGTGGCTTCTCTGACTGCGTTGATGATCTTGGCAGCGGCGACAGGCGAATCCATGTCAATGCCGCGATTAGAAATGTACAGGTTATCTAGTTGGCTCACCTGGTGCTTGAGGCACCATGCCTTGACGCGCTGCCTTAGCCCGTAATTTCCCTCACCAGCCATGTAAATCACGGTACCTGCCTTAATCTTGTGGCCATGCCATTCCATGCCGCAAGCAATGTGACACGCCATGTCCAGCGTGATAAAAGTTTTGCCCACGCCGCTTTCGCCGTAGACCATGCTGGTGGCTTGATCTGGTATCCAGCCCTTAATGATCCATTCAAGCGGAGCAGGCTGACTCAGGTAAGACGTTGCCTGCGTGTAGTAGTAGTCACTGGTTGCAGCTTTGTAACTCTCAAGCAGGTCAGTTGCGCCCTGACTGCCCAGTGCTACATCTGCTGCAATGTCGTGTTCTGGTTCGTAACGGCTGACAGATCGCACAATCTGCGCCAGCTCGGAAGATGGCAGCGGCATTTCACAGCGTGTTTCATTGGCAACTGACAATGCGGCCATGATTTCAGCCTCAGTAAAGCCATAATGCCGCATGGCACCGCCCATTGATGCCAGCCCATCATTCCTGTTACCCTTGATAAGTTCGCCAGCTGCCGCCTTGTGCTTTGGTTCCGTCTTGCGCTTGGACAGGTAAGCCTCTTTCCATGCCTGAGGAATCACCATTGGCGCTATGCCATCGGTTGGGTCTGATGACCCCTCCCATTCATATGACTTGCCATTAATGCAGGACGGCCATGCAAGGAAATAGCGCCCGTCTGCCAGCAGGTCTATGCCGTCTGCCAGTTTGCATGATTTAAAGTCCTCATCATAAAACGCTATGTAATGCTGGCCGCCGCCTGCTGTCAGCTGCATCACGCCATCTGGCGCTGCACCGTGCGTTTCCGTCCATTTCTGCCAGGATTCTTCCCCGCCATTTCTGGGGTCAACATCAAACACCAGAATGCCAGAAACATTCCCACTGGCTATGCCTATGTTGTAATCAGGGTTCTCCGCCCACCAATTGGCTATCTGTTTCTGATCTCTGGTGGCATCATGCACGCCATGCAGCGTGGCAGGCTGCTTGCCATTGGGAACAACAGGCAAAACATGCCACCCCCAAGACGCATACTGTAGCGCAGCCTCAAGCCTGCTGGTCATTGTCTTGGCCTTTCAGGTAGTCAAGCACCTTTCTAACGGTTTCATACTTCGGCTGACTTGCTCCTGACATCAAGCGGTAAAGCGCATTCGGGTGAATGCCAGCGCCACGCGCAACAGCTCTCAGGTTTCTATCTGCGAGCATCCGTTTAAGCCTATCAAGTTCTGACATGTTCACCTCAAACAATTAAAAAAATCACATCACAGTATTGCAATAGTACCACTGAGAAGTTATGATCTGCAATACCACGCAAACAGACCTTCCTGACAGCGTGCCACAACGGAGACCACAAACATGGCTATCAATCTGAAATCCACAGGCAAACTGGCGCTAAATGGCGTCAAGATTCTTGTGTACGGCCAAGCCGGCGCGGGCAAAACCACGCTCATTGCCAGCCTTCCTTCCCCTGTTGTCCTATCTGCCGAGGGCGGCCTGCTGTCTATCGCAAACACTGACATCCCGTACATTGAAATCAGCAGCATGGCCGATCTGAAAGAGGCGTATACCTGGCTGGCGTCATCCAATGAAGCCGCCGGTTTTGAGTCAGTGGCGCTGGACTCCATTAGCGAGGTTGCAGAAGTTGTCCTTCAGCACGAACTGAAAAAAAACAAGGATGGCCGTGCAGCCTATGGTGAGATGAATACCACCATGACGGAGCTGATCCGTGCATTTCGTGACTTGTCCGGCAAGCATGTATACATGTCGGCCAAGCTAGAGAAATCCCAGGACGAAATGGGCAAGATTCTGTACAACCCCGCCATGCCTGGCAAGTCCCTCACTCAATCACTTCCCTATTTTTTTGATGAAATGCTGGCGCTCCGCGTTGAGCGGGATGCAGAAGGAAACACGCAGCGGGCGTTGTTGTGTGATGGTGATGGGCTGTGGCTGGCGAAAGATAGGTCTGGCCGGTTGGCAAAGTGGGAACAGCCTGATCTGGGTGCAGTTATCAGGAAGATAGCGTCATGAATGAATTGATTGCCAAATGGCTTGAATACAAATATTTGGAACGGCGCCTTACTGATGAACGCCGCGCCATCGAGGACAAAATTATCCAGCTTCAGGACATTCCAGAATCGCTGGAAGGCGTCACCACGGTCAAGGATGGCCGCTATACGCTCAAGATCACTGGCCGGATAGATCGAAAGGTCGATGCCGACTTGCTGCAAGAGATCGCAGCAGAACATGACCTTACCATGTATCTGCCAGATTTGTTTAGGTGGAAACCTGAGATAAAAATGTCAGTGTGGAGGGCTACTGATGCCTCCATCACTGCGCCACTGGCGAAAGCCATTACTGCCAAGCCTGGCAGACCATCGTTTGCAATCACAACTGAGGAGTAATACCCATGAGCTTTTTTGACGCTGAAATCAATCTGGATGACCTGCCCGAAGGTAACACATTAATTCCTGCTGACTGGTACTACGCCACCATTATCGAAGCAGACCTGCGCATGACCAAAGCAGGCACCGGCCAGTACATTGCCATCAAATACCGCATCGACGGGCCAAGTCAGGCCAACCGCACCATTTACGGCAACATCAACATCCGCAACCAGAACCCCACTGCCGAAGAAATCGGCAAGCGCGACTTGGGCAACCTGATGCGAGCCATTGGCGCTGCCAAGCTGCGCAGCACTGATGACTTGCTGAACAAGCAGCTCAGCATCCGTATTACGGTGCGCCAGAGTGAGCAGCGTGGGGATGAGAACGAGATCCGCGGCTATAAAGCCATCGAAGGATCACCCGCCCCGATGCCATCGGCGGCCAAGCCTGTTGCAAAAGACGGTGCAATGCCACCCTGGTGAGGATGTGCGGCCACAGGGATGTGGCCTTTTCTGAAGGAGATAAGATGGACGAAATATCCAAACTGATAGACGCTTCCCACGAAGCCGAGCGGGATGATTTCAGACCGCATTTAGGCTGTTCATTGCTAGGTCATCAATGTGACCGCTACCTGTGGTTGTCATTCAGGTGGGCTATCAAGCCGCATCATTCTGGCCGCATCCTGAGACTGTTTAGGCGCGGACAAAACGAGGAGGCCACCATTATCAGTGACTTGCGCCGGATTGGTGTCCACGTTGAGTCTGTGGGATCAAAACAGACGCGGGTCGAGCTTGGCAGTCATATTGCAGGCAGCGTGGATGCCATTGTCAGCAGGCTGCCGAATGGCTACGCTGGCAAAGCCGTGGCGGAGTTTAAAACGCATTCGGAGAAATCATTTAATGAACTGGTAAAGTCTGGCGTGCGCAAGGCCAAATTGAGGCATTACGTCCAGGCGCACATTTACGCTTACGCACTGAAGCTGCCAAAGGTGCTTTATTACGCCGTCAACAAAAACACGGACGCTATTTATACAGAATGGATGAACACTGACATTGAGACAGCAGAACGGTATGTTGACCGTGGCAGATCCATTGCGCTGGCTGATGAAATGCCAGCACCGCTTAGCAATGATCCAAGCTGGTACGAATGTAAAACCTGTGATTTTCACGAGTTTTGCCACACAACAAAAACCACTACACAGGTTAACTGCCGCACCTGCGCCCACTCAACCGCGCTTGGCAATTCAACCTGGCGGTGTGAACGGTTTGCATCCGATGGCATACCCGTTGAGTTTCAGCGCAAGGGTTGTGACAGTCATGCGCTGCACCCAGAACTGGTGCCATGGGAAAGAATGGCCAGTGAGCATGAATGGGAGGCGCTTTACTTGATAAACGGGACGCCAATTAGGAACGGTGAGGGCGACCGGATTGTATTCAGCAGTCATGAGTTGCTGGCGAACCCAGCTGCCTGCGTTGCTGCGCTGAATGATCCAGAACTGGCTGGTGTTAGGGAAGCATTTGACGCGAGGGTGGTGGGATGATCCTGCGAGATTATCAAGTCAGATCCCGTGAAATGCTCATGGACTGGTTCAAGGAAAACAAAGAAGGCCATCCAGTGGTGGTGCTGCCGACCGGAAGCGGGAAATCGGTCATTATTGCTGATTTTATCAAGCACGTCATGACGCAATGGAGTGAAAGAAACTTCAGAATCCTCATGCTTTGCCACCAGAAAGAACTGATCGAACAGAACGCAGCCAAGATGCGCCACTTCTGGCCGAACGCCCCCATGGGAATCTACTCAGCCAGTGTGGGTAAACGACAAATGGGAGAACCGATCACGTTTGCAGGCATCCAGTCGGTATGGAACCGATCTGAGGAACTTGGTCATATTGATCTGTGCCTAGTGGATGAGTGCCACGCCATTGGAGCCACCGAGCAAGGCAGGTATAGGCAGCTTCTGGACGCGCTTTTGGCTATCAATCCAAAAATGCGAATCATAGGTTACAGCGCCACGCCTTACAGATTGGGACACGGCATGATTACGGACAAGCCAGCTATTTTTGATGCGCTGATAGAACCCATCAAAGTTGAAGAGCTGATCTATCAGGGCTATTTGTCCGTCCTGCGCAGCAAGATGACCATAAAACGCCTTGACGTGTCTGGCGTTAAGAAAAGTCATGGCGAGTACGTTGGGAACGCATTACAGGCCGCTGTGAACACGCCGGAGAATAATGACGCCATCGTACGGGAGATCATTAAATACGGCGCAGACAGGCGCTCATGGCTTATTTTCTGCACTGGCATAGCCCACGCTCAGAACATCACGGATTGTTTGATCCAACAAGGCGTTACGGCAGCCTGTGTGACTGGTGAAACATCCAAAACGGAGCGTGAAACATTGCTGGCAGACTTCAAAGCCGGAAGGATCAGGGCTATGACTAACTATGCCGTTTTAACCACTGGCTTTGATGCGCCTGAGATTGATCTGATCGCCATGTTACGCCCCACCATGTCGCCTGGCCTTTATGTCCAAATGGCCGGCAGAGGCATGAGGATTGCCGATGGTAAACATGATTGTCTGGTGCTGGACTTTGCCGGAGTGGTCGCCATGCACGGGCCTATTACGGCTGTACAGCCGCCTAGGCGCAGCGGCAATGGCGATGGTGAGGCACCGTTCAAGCTGTGCGAAGAATGCAACGAGATCTGCAAGATCAGCGAAAAGGAATGTCCTGCTTGCGGCTGGATGTTCCCGCCGCCAAAGCCCAAAACGCTGGAACTGCACAATGATGACATCATGGGCATTGATGGCGTCGAGATGGAAGTAACCGGATGGCACTGGAAACATCACATTGGCCGCTCATCTGGTATGGAAATGCTGGCGGTAACGTATTACGGCCATTTGTCAGATGCGCCAGTTACCGAGTATTTAACAGTTACGCATGAGAACTATGCTGGAGAAAGAGCGCGTAACCTGCTGATTTCAATGGCAAACAAGGCTGGCGTATCGCTGGCAGATGCTCGCGACATTTTTAGCACTGTTGATGTTATGAATACGGGAGAACCGCCGTTCATGATTGAGCATAAGCGGGATGGGAAGTTTACACGAATCATAGGGAGGGAGTGGATTGAACGAAGATCAGGAACAAGCCAGGTTGGTGCAATGGTTTCGGCGCACGCATAGCGGTGTGCGAATCTTTGCAATACCGAACGGAGGCCATAGGCATCCGGCTGTTGCAGCCAAGTTGAAGGTAACAGGCGTTATGCGAGGGGTGCCAGACTTGTTTATACCTGAATGGCGCGTTTGGATTGAGATGAAAGTTAAGGGAGGCAGGCTATCGCCAGATCAGAAAGACTGGATAGAGTATTTGGAAACACACGGATACCGCTGCATTGTCGCGTTTGGCGCTGATGATGCTATTAATCAGATCGGAGAACTACAATTATGAACTACTGCATCAACTGCTTTTTCGCCCGCTCAGAAATGGACGTCATCTTCTGCCGCCGCAACGCTCCACGCGCGGCTCTGGTTCAGCCGACCGACGACCCCAACGAAATGCCTGTGTTTTACGCCGAGTGGCCCATGGTCGCAGACGATGACTGGTGCGGGGAGTATCGGGAGGCTGTGAGGGTGGATAATCAGAACAGAGAAAAGATGAATTAGCTATTGACACAGGTCAAATTAACACCATATACTGTGTCTACATCAACAAGCACAAAGGGAGTGCTAGACATGACGCCACACAAACACGCCGCCATTATCAAAGCTTGGGCCGATGGCGCTCAGGTTCAAACACGCATGAATGGTATGCCGGAAAGCACATGGAGCGACATTGATTCACCAGCTTGGCATTCTGATTATTTTGAATACCGCATCAAGCCAACCATTATCACGCACGATCTGCGCGTAACGTGGAGTTCCATCATGAACCTGCCAGTGCAGGATTCCGGCATCCAGCGCAACCTTCGCCTTACTTTTACCGATGGCGTTCTGACAGACGCCATTGTCATTAAGGAGTAATCATGAAGCACCTTTTGACAGCCGCACTACTGGCGGCATCATTCAACGCCAGCGCAGCCAGTGAAGTTCAGTGCATGGCAGACGTCATCCACGCTGAGTCTCGCGGGGAGGGCGAGGCAGGCATGGCCGCAGTCGGTTACGCCCTGTTTAACCGCGTCAAGCAGGACGGGTTCAAACACAGCGTTTGCTGGCACTCGCGCCATGGGTTCCACAGGCTCCACGCTGACTTTGACCAGAAGGCATACACAGTGGCCGCGCTGGTGCTGGCTGGCGTGGAGACAAACCCCATTGGCAACCGGACGCACTTTGACAGCGGGAAGCGTACGCCTAGTTATGCTGTGGCTGTGAAGCGCATAGGAAAGCAGCGGTTTTATAGGGTGGCGAGATGAAAACAATAGTTGCCGCAGTTGCAATAGTAGCGTTTATTGCGTGGATTGTTTCTGGCATTGTTAAGTATGAGCGTGATTTTACACAGAAATGTATTGCTGCTGGCGGGATGCCAAGCCGTTACATAACAATGATAGGCAAATCAGGATACCAAGAGCGCCTTTGCATCAACCCTGAAAGCGTCATTGAGGTCACGCCATGACCCCCCGCGAACAGCTCCGCGCACTGATGCGCAAGCACCAGCTGCACGCCCATCAAGTGGCCGCCTTGCTTAGCGTCAAGCCGAACACCGTGGCGTGTTGGGTGGCGGCAAACGTACCTAAAGAAATACCAGCAGTGAAGCTGGAACTACTCGCCCTAAAACTGGAGAACATGAAATGATGCCATACAAAAAACGATACACGCTATTGATGCGCTTGCAAGACCACGCCGGAGTGCTGATACAGGCCGCGTTGCTGGTGTTCCTTATCATTGCGGCATACGCGACCTATAAACCGCGCAGCAGGCCGGATATGGCTCTTAACGCAGCCGTAGACAGCTGCCAAGCTCGCGGGTATTTCGATGTAGGCACCGTTAGGGTTCAGTGCCAGGTGGGGGAGTGAGCATGATTACGACAGTAACCACCATATTTAACGGCCACCCGCTCACAGTTGAAATTGGCTACGAACCAGGCGAGCCACGCACGTTTGACGATGAAGGATCAGACGAGGAACTGGAAATCATGCGCGTCTGGTATCAGGGCATTGAAGTCACAGGGTTAATTGGCGAGGACATGCTGGACAAACTGCACGCAAAGTTGCTGAGCGAAAAGGGGTGCAATGATGACTGACCATCTTGTTGACGCCAACAAAAAGGTGGCGCTGTCTGTGGATGATGTGATTAAGATGGCGCGTGAGGCTGGCATGTTAGTAGTGGATGATCGCCTTATCGCAACAACGGGGCCGTTAATGGCTTTTGCTGCTGCGATTGCCAAGCATGAACGTGAGGAATGCGCAAAAACGTGTGAAGGCTGGATCGGCCCCAGCTACGAGTTTGACTTGGGCAGGCAGCATTGCGCCAAGAAAATCCGCGAAAGAAGTGATGCGTGGTTGCAGCAGATTGACGACGAAAACCTGCTGAAAATGGCAGCAAAGGCCGCCGGAATTGAAATTGTTGGCTGGTATAAAGGCTCCCCTATGACTCCGTTGCCGCATCCATTTATCAACAACACTCAAGACTGGAACCCGCTTAAGTATGACAAAGACGCACTCGATCTGGCAACGCGGATGGATTTGACCGTCAAGTTTGTTGATAGAGGCGAGGGCCTGCCCGAATCTTTCCGCAGGGGTATCGTGCTGTATGCAGCAAAAGCGGCAGGTGGCCATGACTGACGAAGAAATCATCCGCATGGCGCGTGAAGCTGACAGGGAATGGGATTGCGATAGAAACATGTATGAATGGCTTGAGCATTTTGCCAGACTGGTTGCCGCTCAGGAGCGCGAAGCTTGCGCCAAAACATGCGAATCTATCGCAAGCAATCCCAGTTCACTCTGGAGCGAGTCCGGTTGTTGGGCGCACGCTGCCGAGGCGTGCGCTGCTGAAATCAGGGAGCGGTCATGAAACATTGGAAACACGCCCCAGCCTGGGCGAGATACAGGGCAACTGATGGAGACGGGTCTGTCTGGTGGTTTGAGATGCGGCCAGTGGCCGTGCTTTGTGAGGAAACTACGCACTCTCGCTGGGAAGCGTGGTCAGGCAGGACTGAGCGCGACAGGCGCAGCAAGGGCAATTTTGAGCAGTTTGCTGGGAGTTTGGAGGCAAGGCCATGAGCGATGATGAACTGACTAAACTGGCAGCAGAAGCGTTTGGCATTGATGAATATGAGTCTCAATTTTGGGGATTTGATCCGCTCAATGAGGATGCCGATGCGTTTAGGCTGGCGGTTAAACTAAAGATTTCAGTTAAGTTTAACAGTAATTTTGTCGGGACTCTTCACGAGGACATTATTGGGTGCGCTGAGTTTTACTTTACCGATCCTTACGCAGCCACCCGCCGCGCCATTGTCAGGGCTGCTGCTGAGATAGGGAGGGGCATGGAATGAAACCCGACTGGAATGACGCGCCAGATTGGGCGCAGTGGTTAGCGATGGATAAAGATGGAACATGGTGGTGGTTCGAGCGAGAGCCGGGAAAAGGCGGTGTTTCATGGGGTGGATGGGGTCAACTGGATAGTTGCAGGTGTGTAGAAGCCTTTGGGCACCAAATACATGGAAAATTGTGGAGTCAATCATTGGAGCGACGCCCATGACCGACCGCTACCTAGCAGGCACAGCCACGTTACGCACGCCAGCCGAGGAACCGCCACCGGCCAAGACCAAAATACTGTTGCTATCGCCATACGGGATACTCAGCATTGGGCCTTGGAGCGACTGGTTTGTGGCCTGGGCGCCGCTGCCGAAGATACCGGCTCATATCAAAGAACAAATGAGGATGAAAAGATGCTCTGCCCCATCTGCAAACAGTGGACAACAATCAAAGACAGCCGTCAGACCAAGCTTAACATGACGCGCCGCCGCCACGAGTGCGGGAACGGCCATCGGTTTAACACGCTTGAGATGACCGTGCAGTTTTACGCCGAAATTACGGGAATCGACATGGGAAAGCTTGCTGAGATCAAGCATGACGGTGATATAATTTAACGGCAGGCCATGGCCCACTGCTGACCGAGGGGAAAGGCCTTTCTGGTGGCGCATCGACCAGTTACCCCGATGCCTGACACGTCCGAACAGGGGGCGGCGTACCGGTAACGGCGCCTGACACAGGTAATCCTGCGAGCCGGTGGAAGGCCGGCATCATTATCCATAGGGATGACGGCTTATATACGGTCAGTCGTCATCCCTGCGGGTAATGTGTATTCAATCGACCCCGCAGAGCCTCATGCTTGCCGTGGGGCTTTTTTATGGGCAAAAAAAACCGCTAGGGGTGCTAGCGGTCAAGTACGCCACAAAGGCCTGAGAACCATATCGATCATTATCTCGGAATGGTGGTAGAATAGCAAGGCGGCTAGGGTAGCTCCTGAACCACTGTAAAACCGACAGTGTGCCGCGCTTCTGAACGATAACGGCTATTCTGGCCGCTTCCCGTCAATCAGCTCCTGTATCGACAACCCACCAGTCCATTGCAGGTGAGCCATCTCGCGGAACCGCTTCCAGCGTCCAGCCCACTCCAGCCCGCACGTTTCGCCGATTTCGCCGCATTTCCGGAACAAATCAAGGTCAATCCAGTCAATCTTGCCGTGCTTCAATGGCGCAAAGTCAAACGCTAAGCCGTAGTTATGATATGAATGACCTGGTGGCGCGTTAGTAACCTTCGCGCCTGGTATTGTGCGCCCTTTGGCATACAATGCCGCCTGATCTTCCATCGAGCGCAGCGTGCTGGTAATAATTACGTCAATGCCTGCCGCTTCACACGCCAGTATGAAAGCCTTGCAGCGTTTGCGTACCTTGGGGTAAAGGTCGTCGATGGAGCGGCTCATTCTGTGTACCCGTACGACGCAAACACCAGCCACGCGCCTTTAAACTGGCCGTGGAACGATTCAGACAGTCTTGGCCTATCATCAAACGGTTTATGAATGAAGCCATCGCATCCAGATTCAGGACTCACAAACACTGGATGACACTGGCAATCGTCAATGCTGTGTTTTTCAGAATCGCACAATGGTATGTAATGCGTGGCATCCTGCCCTATAACGTATTCAAGGCGCCACATGTCTTTGTCAGTTATGGCGTTTGCGCTCACGTCACCACCCCTTTTTCCTTCAACCACAAGTACAGCCCGATAGTCACAACACCCACAATCCAGAACATTTTTTCGATGATAGATTTTCCAACTGCCTTGTAAGCTGTCTCGGTCAGTTTATAAACCGCCATGTCAGCCGCACGGCCAGCTATCTCGTCAATTTGCTCATCAGTGAGCCACGTTTTTTCCCGTTCGATACTCATTTCAGTTTATCCGGCCATAACGCACCAACAACTCCGACAGCGGCCATGCCAAGACTGGCGATGTGTTCCGCCTGATCGTCACTGACTTGCATCAATCCCAAGCTGGTCATGATCCAGATAATGCCGCGCCATGTGCTGCCTTCCGACAGTCGAGCCAGTATGTATGTCATGTCAGTGTCCTATAGCCAGCCAGTAATAACTGTTTGCCGCGCTACCTTTGGCGACAAAGCCTGATGCGGTAGTGCTTACCACGCTGGAGTAATGCACGTTGGAGTCGTATGACTGGATAAACACGGCCAGCGTGCTAGTCGGAAACGCGGCAGGGTAGTTGATCGCGGTGTTTGTCGTGTTAATCGTGTCAAAACCCCACTTAACCAGCAGGTTGCCGCTGGCAGTTGGCAGCAACAACGCACCAGCAGCGGCCAATGTTGCGGTAATGTCATCCGCAGTTAGCACGGCATCGCCGTTGACTGTTAACGCGCTGAAATCAGTCTGGGTGGTGGTGATCGGCCAATCAGTGTAATCGGTGTTATCTACGCTAAACGTAGCTGCTGATCCGTCCCAGCCGATGTAGAGATTCTCGGCAGCTGGGCCGGTAGAGTCACCAGTGCCGACCGCAATCGGGATACTGCTTGGATCAGTTTCGATAATGCCGTACGCTACCGCGCTGATGCCCGTCAGGTTGCCGCTGTCGCACACAACAAACACGGTAGTAATGTCAGACGCGCCGTTATAGTTCGCCGCGCTAATGCGCCCGTAGACCGTGCCAGCGGTAGCCGTAGCGCGTATGCGCCGATTGTCCTGAAATGTCGTCAGGTAATCGCCTTCCACATAGAACGAGATAGACGTGTCAGGATTGACAGTAGCGGCAGTGAACTGAGTCCAGTTTGAGACCGCGAGCTGTGCGTTTACATCGTTGATACCGCTAATGTTGTCGAACGTGCTGATGACTACGCCGTGTGACTGCCCGTATGATGGCGCAGTCTCAAGGATCATCTTGTACGCCTGACCGCCAGTCAGCCAGATTTCACCGCCAGTTTCACCGCGTGCGTTGAGCTGTATGGGGTTGCTCCATGCAACAGTTCCGGCTTGATCCTGATAAGCGGCTACTGGCGTGGACGTGCCGGCCTCATAAAACCAGATCAGGCCGGAGGACAGGAACGTGCCATCGTCTGAAAATTGCGGGTCTTGAAGAAGGGGGGATAGGTAGCAGGTCATGTCAATATCCTTGTCTGGTTCCGATAGCCGCACCAGTGGCAGCAGCAGGCATTCTGGCTAGGTCAAGCAATGATACCGCACCACGGCGCATTCTGCCTGGTTCGCTAATAGCTTGGCGTACAAGATAATCTTGAACGGCTGGAGACCACGCAGCATGACTTCCGGCGTAGGCAGCAAGGGCGGCAGGCGCTTGACCTATGGAATGAGCCAAACCAAGGGAGACAAGATCAGAAATGGCAGACCTTGGCGCAGTTCCGGATTCTGGGAACTTGTTACCCATCAATTCCACGTTTTTACGCCCCCAATCTGTCCATTCTGATTTATTTCTGGCGAAATTACCTTTCCAGCGCGAAGTATCTTCTTTTCTCAGTTGTTGCAGCAAGTTTGCTGGCGTTGCAAGCTCGCTGCCCACGCTGCTGCTTGATGCGGAACCTAGCAAAGCCAGTTTGCGATATGCCGCATCAGCGTTGCGCAAGATGTCGCCATACCCTGGATTTTCCTGTTCCATCATGTCAGTGAGAGCTGTTTTAACTTCGCCAAACTTTCTGCTCATGATGGGGTCGCCGGATTTTTCAAATTTTGCCAAAAGTTTTTCCAGCTCAGAATCTATAATCTTGATTGTTTCGCCTGATACTTTTTTGTCTGGATCAAAATGCAATCCAACAGTATCCTTGAAAATTGAGTCAAACTTTCGCCCCATATCTTCTGTTATGTCGTACATTTCGCCGCGTATTGCAGTCAATCTGTCGCTAAGTTCTGGCGTAACCCTGCCTTCTGAGTTCTTGGCAAGATCATCATAAACCTTGTCAACGGCGCGATATGCTTTTTCAATGCCTGAAGCACCTGCCTTGATATCACCAATGTCGGTGTATTGCTGGTTTAGTATCTTGCGCCCAAGCAACGCAACGTCAGTTGCATCTGATTCAGCCACGCTGCCAAGCCCTGTATTCAATTCATCAATGATATTGCGCAACGATGCAGTATTGAACGATTCCAGCGCCCTTGACTGCGCCCGCTGAATGTTTGAACCAATGAATGGAATAGACGTCATCTTTTCTTCTGTCTGTTTCCATCCTTCGCCAAGTGCTTGCGCTAGTGTTGGCCTAACGCCTTTCTCAACCAGTTCGCGCACGTTTTCGCCGGCTACAGGGCCGCGCAACATGCTGGACAATCCGCGAACTGCTGATTCACCAAGAGCAGAACCAGTGGCACCATATAATGCCTCTTTGCCTCTGTGTTCTGGCGCAAGCGCAAATGCCCGTGTTGCCGCATCAATAGCGCGACCACGGAGAGAGCCTGCGCCGCTTCTCATCAAATACGCCTGCATTGCCAAATCACCAAACTCAGCAGGCATTCCCGCCTGTTCCTCATAGGCTTTCATGCGGTCAAGTTCGGCAATATCTTCTGGAGGCAAATCGCCAAACATTCCCTTCAGCCCACGCCCAGCACGCCGCAATGCAATGGCTGCGCCTTTGGCAAACTGTTTCGGTATGCCTTCGCCGCGTGGATTATCGAGGCTAATGCTAAAAAAATCTCCAGCCTGCGGCCTTGCCCTTGCAGTCTCAACGCCTGACCAGTCCTGCTCCCAAGGTGCAGCGCCAGTTGTTTCCCATTCTTGTTCCCATGGATTAGGCACTGTTATTTCCTCCAGCTTGCAGGGTTTTTAGGATCGCCGCCAAGATATTCATGACCGCTTACAATGTCACCAATTCGCAGTTGTTTTGGTTTTGCTGATGGCGCTGTCGGCATGTCCGAGTATTGCTGAGATTCTGCTTTTGGTTTTGTTGCGTCAAGCTCAGACACAAGCGCATCGTAATCAGACGGTTCCGGCGTTTTCACCTTGCCAGACATTCTGTTACTGATCTGTTTGGCTTCTTCCTTGCTGATCTTGCCTTCGCCTATCATTTTTCTGATCTGGTCTGGCGTTGGTTTTGATTTCGTCACAATCCTGTCGCGCATAAGGCGCAAATACTCGCCCAGCGGTTGCAATCTTTCACCGGCTGGAGTTCCGCTTGCCGCGTCACCAACTTGCAGCAATTTAGCCCTAAGATCAGCGTCAGATTGTGGGCCAGGTGAGTTTGCAATTCCACTGGCAAGCTGCTGAACAATGGTATTCAATGCCGCCGTTTGTTCGCCGCCTGGGATGCTTACGCCCATGTAATTGGCTAGTTTATTCAGCAATACTTCAGTTGGAGACGTCAAAGACTGACTAATAATGCTTTCAAGTTCCTTTGGTGATCTCATGCCCATGTATGACTCAAGGCTTTTCTGAACTTCCTGTTCTTCAGCGGCTTTCATTTCTGCCGATTTTTTCTGTCCAGCGGTTTCAACGTCCTTTTCTTGTTTGAGCGTTGCCGCCTGCTCTGGCGTATACAATCCACCAGCGCCACCAACTGCACCAGCCCTGCGATTGATTTCAGCTGTAGCCAGTGGTCTTTCTTCCGGCAAGCCTTTGCTTGCAATAGTTGCCAGTGCCTTGTCGGACATTTTTGTAAAATCTGCCATCTGACCGCCGCCAGTTTGTGGCGCAGGCATACCACCGCCCATGCCGCCACCGTAACCACCGCCAAGCCCAGGCACGGGGGGTTTAAACGTGGGGTAGCCATCAACCATAACGACTTCACCAAGCGCTTGCGCTGGTGTCGGCTGCACGCCAGCGGCCATGCGGCCAGACTGTGCGCCAAATGCCGCCGCTTCTTCCTGGTCAGCTTTCAAGCGGTTGGTATACACGCCAGAACCGGCGGCAACATACTCTAGCGATTCAGGCGAGTGAATTTTGTCATTTAGCGGCTGGCCAAACCCGATGCCCATCTGCTCCAGTATCGGCGCAGTCCGGCCAACATCGATAAAAAACTGCTGGCGTGCCTGTTGTTCCGGCATTCCGCTGTCCATGCTCATGTGGAACTTGTCGATCAGCGGCACAATCGCTTGCGCTTGCTGCTTCATAACAGTTTGCTGCATTTCCTGCTGCGTCTTGGCCGTGCCTGCCAGATTCTTGTTGATGTCTGTCAGCGTTTTCTGCGCCTTAAACTGAAAATCAGGATACTTCAACGCCAGTTCAGGCCGATACGCTGCTATCTGCTCAACGCCGGCCTGTGGATTCTCTCTAAGAAGCTGGCGCAATCCTCTGGTGGCTTCCAATTCATCGTATAGCGCCGCGTTTTCAATGCCGCCACGGATGGATTTCTGCACCGATTCACGGGCAGCAGGTTCAGCGCCGTAAAGCATACGGGTTAATTCGAGAAGATCACTGGCCATGTTAATAACTCCCGCTGCCAAACTGTGGCATGATGTTTTTATAGACGCTTTGGCTTGATGATGGCGTACCGCCCAAAGACTGGAAGTTAGGCGTAATCGCTTTTTCCATCGCTTGATAACTAGTCGTACCCATCGGCATGTTAGGGGTGCCGCTGAATAATTTATCAAACGCCCCCATACCGGCCAAACCGCTGATACCGCTGCCGATTGCGCCAACTGCATTGCCCATGGCTTGATACGGCGCTGCTGCACTGACTGCGTTAGCTTGTCCGATCTGGCTTTGCGCGCCAGTCACGGTGTTCATAACGTTGGTTCCCACGCCTGCAAGCGTTCCAGCCGCTTGACTGCCCAAACCAGTAGCGTTGCCATAGATGCCAGCCGCCTGTTGATTAGCGGCCAGTCGGGTGCGTCCAAGCGCTTGATTTGCTTCAAACGCTGCTTTGTAAGCGTTCTGAGCGCGATCCCACGCACTATGGAAGCCAGTGGACGCCAAGCCCTGCCCGTACTGCTGGAGCGCTTGCTGCTGTGCGCCAGATAGCAGGCCGCCGCGAGCTGCCGCGCCCTGCTGCTGTGCCTGCAACCCTTGTTCAAGTTGGAACTGATAGCCAGGCGTGGCCTGCAACTCCGCAAGGTTGCGCACCATAGGCGTGTAAAGCGGTGACTCGCGGTATCTGGCTTCGGTGTAAGGAGAATAATATGGCTCGTATTGTTTAACATCAGTCAAACCGGGCAATGCCGTTCTGTACTGACCGGCAGCGGCTTTGCCAAGATTCACGGCTGGCGCAAGATTCTTCTGTGCAGCGCCGTATGTCAGGCCGCCAAACATAAGCGCCTGCTGTGCCGCCTCGCGCTGAGCCTTAGCTGCCGCGTCTGCGCCCTGACTACCGAATAAGCCACCTAGCAGGCTGCTGCCCACTGTGGCACCGCCCATAATCGCTGCCGCGCCTAAGATTGCCATGTTATTTCCCTCACTCTGCTGAGAATCGCAGTGTTCTGCACATTATATGACTTTAACTGGTTGAAATATCGTTCATCCAGCGTGTTTCCTGTCAAATACTCGTAAACAGTGGACATTACGTCATATTCAAACAACTGGTGAAACGCCACGCGGGGCGCATTGATTTTATCCAGCATCTGCATAGCTACAGGTGGAATGTCTGGCAGCCCTTGCAGCATCATCGAATGGTTAACTTCCGTCAGATCCCTGATGATGACAACCTTCCGCGCTGGATGCGCATTGATCTGGTCGGCAATCAGGATGCCAGCCGTTTCACTGATGCCAGCTACCTCCGGCATGGCGTCCAGTTCGGCCAAATTGTAGTCTGCCAGAGATTCATGCAAACAGACAGCGCCATTGCTGCTCAGCAGGTTAGCTATCCATGCTGTTCCTGATCTTGGCAGGCCAAGCACCATATAGCGAATCATGCCGCAGTCACCGTCAGAATGACCGCCGGCGACGATGGCATGTTATCAATCGTCATTTCTGGCACCGTTTCCAGCGACAGCGTTGTTTCTTGTCCAGACCAGTACAGCTCCACAAAATCGCCAGCCGCCACCGTGATAAACAAATTGCACACAAGGCAATTATGCCCGTTTGTGCCGCCGTGCTTGTTTGGCACAGTGACCATCGTGCTGGATGCAGGGATTGATTCGGCATTCTTTGCAAACCAGACTACAGCGTCATGAAGCTGGCTGTCTGAATTGGCAAGTTGGATTGAATACTGCACGTTAAATGTGCCGGAATGCTCAAACACCACGCGGCCAGATGATTGCAGAAAGCAACCTTGCTCAATGGCGTTTGAGTTGATCTTAACAAGCTGCGATACATTTTTAAAAGCCAGCGCCTGGGTAGTATCGTCAAAGAATTGCCCGTAAACCGCAGCATTGCTGGATGCAGATAGCACGCCATCGACAAATGACAACCCAGCGCCCAGCGTAATTTCACGGAAACCGCCCGTGCCATCGCCCGCAATCGGGTTGGTGGCAGTTCCAGTCAGCTGGTTGACGCGATCAAGTAGCCTGATAATCCACTGTTGCCACTGCGGAGTAACACGATTAACGCTAACGTCCTGAATGCCGGTCTGAAATGGCGGGTTAGGGAGGGTCATTTGCCCACCAGATCAGCCAAAGATCGACCGTTACGGTTGACAATGTTGGGGATGCGGTCGTCGAAGATGACGAAGTTGCTGTTATTTCCTTGTGAATAACGGATGCCGGGGATGCCAAGTTCACGGAGTTTGCGAGAGGCAGCCACCTGTCCAGGTTCTCCGGTATTTTCAGCCAAGTTCATGAATTGATTGTAAATATGGGCTCCGGCAGGATCACCGTCACCAAATGCAGCAAGCAATCCCCTAATCTTTTCCGGCTGCTGGCTCAATGGCGCATCCCAATCAAGCAAGTGATGCTCCCCTAAAGGATCAGCGGCTTCCCTTGCTGGATCAAGCCATTTTAAATCTACGTTGTAGAGGTAACCGGGATTTTGGGCTGCTTTATCGCGCTGATCCATTAACAAGTCATATTCTTTTTTTGCATTGCGGCCAATGTCAGACCTAAACTTTCCATATTCGCTTGAACTGTCTGAATGCATTATTTTTGCAAGTTCTGCAATTCTGGCATTTATGGAGTCGATAACGCCCCAGTTTTCTGCATCTTCTTGATACTCTTTAGCAACCGGACTATCAAACCCTTTAGCAAAATACAACCCGTGGCCGTACGACTGCGCTCCTGCGCCTTCTCCGACTTTGCCCATATCAAACTTCGTAAACGCATGAGGCGTGCCGTGACTGGCTTTGATAGCCGCCAGCGTCCCCGGCATTTGCCTGCCGACAGGGTTAATCATGCCCGCCAGCGTGCCTGTAGACTTGTAGAGCTGCGTATACGGATCGTCCTGCATGGTTGGCACGCCACCAACAAAAGCGCCCCACAAACGGGACGCTGCGCCGCTAGGATCACGGATGGCGCTGGCAATCATACTATCATCGGGGCCGAAGTCCTGTTCCGGCCATTTGCGCTTGGCGCGTTCGTACAATTCTGCTATTGACGCCATCATTCCCCCTTATTTCGCCGCTTCCGTAGCGTACGCCGCTGCATTTATCAGCACAACCTTGACCGGATCACTGATCCTAAACTTAAACACGAAACTCCTGGACACACCCAGCCGCCGCCATTCTGCACGTTTCAGATACTCGCCCATAGCGCCCGGAGATACCCACATTTCGTTGCCAAAAGTGTAACCACCGTCCCTGCTGACTTGCAGCATCACCTGTGGGTTGCTTCCCTGCCCGTCAACCAGCCCAATTCCCTGTTCCATGTCCAGACGGAGCCTGTAAACGTGAATCAGGTTAAACGAATTGGATGAAAACGTGTGTGGCGTTATCAGTTCCCTGATAATCGGGTCGCCATTGTCTGTGTAGGTGTCCACGTCCAGCTGGTACAGGTTGCCGTTGCGGTAATCGCTGGCGACAATCTGCCCGTTATACTGCGTGCCACGCAGTGCATAGTGGCGCGTATCGCTGCCGCTGGTAAGTCTGCTCCATGTTTCGGACGTGGCATCGTATAACCAGGTGGCGCCCTGTGCGCCGAAGTTCATCTCAAGGAACTCATGGCCGTTGAAGCGATACGCAAACGATATGCAATCGCCAGGCGACAGATAACCGTCTATGACGTAATCAAGGTCAGGCGGGCTGACCACAATCGGCTGGTAGTTGTACATCTTGACCACAGACACGCCGCCGCGTCGCGTTCTGGCAAGGAAATACAGGTTGCCATTGCATCGAGCGATTGACCACGGCGCAACGATGCCCACGTCAGTGGGTGATCCGCTAATACGCTGAAACGGGAACGGATATGCGCCGGTGTTCTGCCAGTATTCGATGCTGATGTCACCGATCAGCACCAGATTGCCATTGTCCACGGCCAGCGCTTGCAAGTCGTCGGGATACGCTTCCTTGCTGGCAAACTGGAGCGCGTTCCACGTCATTCCGTCATAAGGCTGGCTGATCTGGAACTGGCGCGTGTTCGGGATATTGGTAATGAAGTAGCTATCAAGGAACACAACCATGTCGCCGCCTTGGAAGCCGGCATCAGTGATCTGTCTGAAGCTGTTGAGAATCTTGATCGTGCCAGCGCATGGGACGGTTCCGGAACCGCCAGTGTTCAGTTCCCAAGTGTCAGCCGATGCGACCGTTCCCGTACCAGTAGCCGCGCCAGTGGCATAGAATGTCGTGCCAACCGTGTTATACGGTGCGCCAATGAGCGTGAAGTTAGTATTGCCCAGCGCCGTGATAGTGACGTGCTGGCCTGCCGTGATCGCCGTGGCCGCAATGCTCGGCACATAAACGTAACCGGCTGCGGGAATGTTCGGGTTATTCGTCTGAATCTCAAGAAACTGCCCCGTCTGGCGCTTGTAGCCGGGTTCAGTAACAGTAAACGTGGAACCAGCGGTGCCGACCACCTGCAACTCAGGCGACTCAGGTTCAAATATCCAGCCGTTTAGCCCGTCCACAATCATCAACTGCTGACCATTGTCCGACATGCTAACAGTGCCGCTGGACGTGTTAATGCTGCCGCGATAAGTAGCGATGCCGTTGCCGGTCAGCTCCAGAAGTGCGTATGAATGAACCGAGTACAGTTTACCGGCAGCCTGAAACCACCACATGCCGCGGCTTGGCTGTTTGCTGGTATCAGTCCAGAACTTCAGGCCGGGCGTGCCGTAAGCCGCCAGTGATGTTTTATCCTTTTCAGGCTTAACCTCAAGGTACAGGTTCTGCCTTTTCTGGGCAGAAATAGCCTTCGATTTCCCGTCAATGCCGGGGCCAAGCAAAGGGAGCTGGATGGCTTCTTCCATGTTAGTAAAGCCCTGGCCCGAACGAGTTTGAGTAAATATTGTACCGGAGATTTTTATCTCCTCTAAGTGCTATATCCGTTCTAAGGCTGGGTGTTCTTTGATTCATTCTTTTCAATCGCATCAAGGAACGCTCGGCCATTTGGATGGTGTCCGGTCTAAGTTGAAATTGGTATTCCATTGCTATGCGCACGGCCAACCCGAAAACTATAGCCTCCCAGTAACCCGGAGGCAGCTGCACATAAGCCGTCGGGTCTGCAATCATGTCCAGCGGCTTCCAGCTGGTCAGCGTCAAGCCGATGTTTGACTGCTGCGCCAGTGGGTAAATGTAGACCTTGCCGATGGGAAAACTCGGCTCATAGTACAGGTACTGCGGGAAGTTGGTCGACAGTGTCTTGAGCGCGATGGCGTTATAGTCGTCATATTGAACAATCGCCATCGGGTAATCAACCGGCAGGCCAGCGTTGTACAGCGTGAAGTAGGCGTCAATGATGCGGGTAGGCCGTGACGTGTTGAACTCAGCGCCCAGCCCGATCTCGAAAAACGTCTGATTAGGCTGGAGCGTAAACTGTTCGCGCACAACTTTGTATAGCGTCAGTTCATCAACCGACCAGCTATCGATCATCCGGTTGAGTGCTTCGATGCCATCCTTCAGCTCGGATGCGGTCAGGTCAGTATCCACACTGGCAACCTGTATCAGCCGCATGGCGGCACGCACCAGATCGTATCCGGTGTACATCTGCCCCACGTTCTGCACGGTTTTGACGCCAATAGCAGCGTATTCAGCGCCGGTGTCCGTCCATAGCGCCGTGTCCTGGTTCCACAGCGATTGCTCCAGATACCAGATCGGGCTGACAAGGTTCCAGATGTTCTGGATCGTTTGCCCGTTGGCAATGTTGCCGCCAGCAATCAGCAGATCATACTGAACCACAACCGTGCCGGTTCCCGTGCCTGCGCCGGTACACTGGAAAGTCACGCCGACCGTGTTTGATGGCGCGCCGATCAGGGTAAAGTTGGTTGAGCCAATAGCCTCAATGGTCACAGTCTGGCCGGCCACCAGTCCCGTCACAGGTTCGCCGCCCCATGGCGCGTAGAACGTGATTGTGTTGTTGCTGGTGATGCTGATAGGGTTGGTGATCTGAGTCGTTAGCGCCGCATCTGAGTAAATGTAAGCAGGCGTCTGCGTGCCGCCAACAAATACCTCACAGGCGGCATCGCCCAGCGTTGCCCCGGCAGGCGGAACAAGGATCAGCGTGAATTGGTTGGCGGTAGGCATGGTTAGCAGTCCTTATTATGTTGAATAAGTGCAAGATGCAATAATTCTCGCCCCGCTATAAACGCTATTCACTAAAACAGCACCGCCGAGCAAATAACCTCTTAACAAACTTTCTCCAGCTCCGGCATTGATTGTTATTGCATTAGAGTTTGTTGTATATCCGATATTTGCGCCGCCTGATTTTGAACATTGATATGGAAGCCCAGATATTGCAAATGCACCAGAATCCGCCGTTGATGGCATTGTTATATCAAAAAACACTGTAACAATGTTTCCTATTTTTGTATAAGTTGCATAAGCAATGCTTAAAGTTACCCCGTTTCCAGCTGGCGTCCATGTTCCTTCTTCATAATCAGAAAATAATTCAGAAGTTACAATTCCGGCACTATTTGATGTTGCTGAAAAATCTACGCCTTTTCCGCTTGTTCCAATGATAACATTGTCTGTTGTTGTAAGCGTTGTAAACTTGCCAGTTGAAGGCGTTACATTGCCTATTGGCCCAGGTGATGCAAGATCACCAGCCCACCCGCCTTGATCCGATAACCATCCGCTCATTTTTTACCTTTTTAATATGATGCAACAGTAGCAGCAGTGTTGGGGTTTGCTTGTGTCACATTGTTTAACATTCTTCCCTGCCATCCAGAAGTTCCTCGATGGTACATCGTTCCAGACACTCTGTTGTAAGAACAATCATTTATGCTGTAATTATCGCCCCAGCAATCATCTACAATCGGATAAGACCATTCTTGAATTGAGTTGTTAATAACAGTGTTTCCTTGAGCGTTCCATGTCGAGTCAGACCAATAAATGTACAACGGAGAATCACTTTGCGATGCTGCATCAGTTGCTGATGATCTGTAAATGCGATTTCCAGAAATTAAGCACTCTATGCTGCCTTCAACCCTAAGCTTAGAATCAATTAAAGAGTTATTGACAAAAGTCATTTGCTTTTGTCTGAGCAGTCTTACATTGCATGACGCGCTTGAAACGCTCCCAAATCCATTTATAGAATTGTTACCAACAACATTAAATTGCCCACCTTCGTCTAAATATATTGGATATCCTGTAGTTGAAACTTTAATTGTGTTATTGCTTACAATGTTGTAATTGTTGGCGTGTGCGGTATACCAAATGCCGTATCTATTCCCGGTTAAAGCATCAACCAACACCGTATTACCATCGAAAACGCAATAAGTAGACGCATAAAACAAAGACAATCCACCGTTGTTGCATTTTGAAACAGTGTTTCCTGATGCCGTGCAATAATTTGAACACTCAAAATCGATGCCAACATCGCTGCAAATTGTTACGGTATTTCCTGTTACGGCAACCCTTTGTCCGCATGAACCCCATATCCCGCCAGTGGTGTTTTTGACTACGTTTCCTGTAATTGATATGTCATAAGTTCGTGTTCCTGGGTCTCCGCCAGACCCATCTCCGCCCCAGAATTGAACGCCATGCAGAGCTGTATCAATATAGTTGTTAGCAACAGAACCGCTGTCGGCAAAATCAAGATTAATCGCCTGACCTGTAATGTTTTCAATTCTGTTGTTTGTAATGCGATATTTTGTTGATGACGCTAGGCTTATGCCTTTGCCACCTACATGATGAATGTAGACGCCGGCAACAATCAGATCGGATTTTGCACTGGCATAGATTGCGTCAGCGTTTGCAACCGAGTTTCCATCAATTTGACCACAACCTATAATTTTTGATAAGTTGTTCATTGTTATGGCTGGAGAGCTTCCAGACAACTTTTTTACAATTCCGTTTATTTCAAGCGTTTGGTTTGCCGCAAGCGATACAGATGTAATGCCAACAGTCACATTTTCTGGCACTTCAACTTTTTTTGCTCCGGTGTCTAATGCTTTTTGAAATGCAACTGTTTCATCAAGACCAGATCCAATAACTCCAAAATCAGTAACGCTCACCGTCTCCCGCGCCTTATCCTGCACTGATCGCGTCACCGCTCCCGTGCCAGCCTGCTCAAACCCCACAAAGCTGCTGCCTGCATCGGTTGCAAGGTCGGAGATCATGCCAGACGCGCCGCCAGTAGGGGATTCGATAGGGAAGTCCACGGCTGTGGTGCTGACCTGTAGCGCAGTGGCGTTTCCTGCGCCATCCTGAACGGTTGCCAGTGAGCCAGATGCGCCATTGGGTAGTTGAAGCAAACCGCCAAAACTGAGATTGATATGTTGCGGGCCGAGATTCGACATTGTTACCCCTTTGTTGTGTTCTGGCCTGCCAAATATGCGAGCAGGAAGCCTAAAATTATCTCAAGCGCGTGAGTCAAATCCGACCGCATGACAGCGCCACATTCCGCATTGACTTTGCCATCTGGCTGCCACCAGTACCAGGCGGCGCAATTCAGCGTCATCACGATTACGACAGCGCAAAACGTGCCAATAACCCATGAAATCAGGTTAACCGGCTGCAACAGTAGCCCAGCCCACGCCAGTGGATTGCAGTGTCACCCATTTGCCTTGATTGCCCGACATGATAATGCCGCTGTTCATCATGACAATGACGCCAAGCGGGTACACGTTCGCGTCATGGCTTGATATGCCAGCCAGCGTGCAGGCGACAATGTGAATGATGCGTCCAGCGCAAGTAGTGGCGTCCGGCAGAAGCAGCGTCAGGTCTGATGATGCGTTGCTAATGATAGTCTCATCAGTTGCGCCAACTGTGTAGCGTGTAATGTCGGTCAGGATGACGGGCGGCACAGGTGCCGAATTGCCGCCGCCGCCGCCGATCCAGCCGCCGGTCATACTGCGACAGACCCGGCAAGCTGTTGCATGGCCCAGTCGTAACACTTAGACAGAAAATCATCGCCGGCTGCTGCGTCAATGTCGGCCAGCGGAACATGAAACCGCTTAAAGTCCACTGGCTGAATGTTGTCGTGCGCTGGTTTTTCTGCGTAACCAGCAAGGTCGATCATGACAGAAAACTGATTATCTCGGATGCGAGACAGAGACGCAGTTACAACCCGATAATACGCGCCGTTGAACCCAATGCCGAAATTAGATTCTTGAAGATCATATTGTATTGCCATTGTGGTTCCTTATGCGTAAGTGATCTCAGCGGATTGCACGGTAGCAAGCCATCGGATATTGGTAGCTGCTGCGCCAGTTGCCGTAATTGAAAGACCGCCGTTAGTGGTGTCGGCAGACAGCGCCAACGTCCATGCGGGGACGTTGCTAATAGCCGTCACAGTTGATGCAACCAGCGTTGTAGTCGCTGCGGTTCCTTCGCGCCTAATCAGCCCTTCAATTTTCCACGCTGCTGATGCAGTGCCATTGGCGGCTTTTTGCCTAGCCACCACAATGCCAGAAAAAGCATAGGCAGTGTTATTTTGAAGAATGAGCTGGTTTGCTCCTGCTGCTGCTGCCGTATCTGACGTTAACACAGAAGCTGTAGCATCTGTTGTGGTTTTCGTGCAGTTAATTGTGCCGTATTGAGCCGCGCCGTTACCATAGCCGCTATAACTTTCAAGCGCAAATTTTCCGGTTTCTTTTGCCTGAGCGCCGTTGCCCAGCGCAATCGAATATGATGCAGATGCAGTACAAGACGTGCCAAATGATACAGCATTAGACCCAGACGCAACGCACAATGAGCCGGCTGAAACCGAACCGCTTGCGGAACTTCTTGTTAGCTGTCCGAATGCAAAGCTGTTGGCGCCTGTTGCGCCATAACTGCTTGTGTTATCTGTAATTCCCATTGAAATTGAATCAGCGCCAGAAGCATAACTATTGCCTATCGCTATGGCATTATTTCCGCTGGTTGCCACGGGTCTCGCCATTGTAGAGAGGCAGTTTTCAGCGTACCCACGCATAGTTTTTTTGCTGCCAGTCTGCCAGTTGGTTCCGTTACAGACAATTTGAGTGCCTTCGCCCTGCCGCAACACAATAGTTGCAACGCCGTCAATGGTTTCGGCTGCGTTTGGGTCAATCGTAATCGCGCCGGTTCCGCTATTCCAGATTGTGCAGTTAAACCCGGAGCCAAGCGACGCCGCTGCGGTGAGCGAGATTGTAAATGTGCCAGACGTGCAATTAATGACCGTGCCAGCATCGCCAGACACAACCGTGTAGGCTGATGTTTTGTTTGATATGGTAATTGCAGAACCGCCGCCGCCGCTTGCTGATAGCGTGCCGCCCGCAAAAGTAAGACCTGACCCGATGGTTACTGCGTTTAATGCGGAGCCGTTTCCGTACGCGATGCCATTAACACTGGTTCCCAGCGTAATGGCTGGCGTTGTCGTTGCTGACGCAACTGTGCCAGAGAAGCCGTTAGCCGTAACGACAGATGTTGACGTTACTGTACCACTTCCGCCGCCTGTTTGACTTGCCCAGCAGCCGCCCATTATGCTGTCACCTCGTAAACAACAGGATTAGAGCCGACAGTGCGCGATATCCGCAGCGCCATCAAACGACCTAAAAAAATGTCGGTAGTTGCTGACGTTACCGCCCCATCGGGCCAGTTTTGCCAGTTGGCTGATGCCGGGTTGGTTGCTGCGTTTTGAGTCGTTGAAAACTCAACGAGTCCAGTGCAACCGGAGCCTGGAATGATTGTTACAGTAACCGGAGCATGAAGTTCTGAGACGTCGACAACATCAGCAGTTGAAGTAACTGATCCGCTGTAAAACGAAGCGACATTGGCCGGATCAGTGGCCGGGATTTGAGTTGGTGTCAGTTGCGTTGCCATCTTCTTTCCTCGGCCTTCCACGCGGCCTTTTGGGTGTATCTGACTGACTCATCAAAGGATCGTCAGTGCCGTTCAAAAAATCTTGGCTGAGCCGCCATCCTTGTGCGTATAGCCTGCGGTAATCATCCAGATCAACCGCTATCAATGAATTAGCATAATCGTCCTTGTGGACGGATGCCGGAAAATCGTACGTCATGTTCCTTCCCTAGAGGAATGAGGGGGAGCGAACTCCCCCGTCAATCTTAAGACTGTGCAGCAATAATGCCCAGGTTGGTCAGCTTGCCATCGCCGAAGGCAGTCTGTGCAGGGTATGCACGCGCCACATACACCAGATAGGTGTCAGCAGCAGGCGTCAGAGCGCCGGCAGTTGGATTGATGTAGCGGATTGCCAGAGTATTGGCAGCAGAAACGCGGGCGCTAGTGATAGCGGTAGCGTTGCCGGTGCTGGCAGTGGTGCTGATTGCCACAAAATCACCGACAGCAAGGCCGCTCACGGTGAAAGTCTGCTCAGCAGACGTGGCGGCACTGACACTGGCGGGCGTGACTGCAACAGACAGGACAGCCTGGCCGCGCAGGATCGATTCAGAAACTATATTGGGGCCTGGATTGCTCATAATTGATGCTCCTAGAATGGGGTTGCCCCGTTTTTAGGCGGGGCGAATGGGGTTTAAGCCGTGATACGGGTCGCGAGCTGCGGGTATGGGGTGGCAAATCCGTACAATATATCCAGACGGGTTGGAAGCTGGTCTGAGTTAATATCGTACTGACGCACCATACGGATTGAAAACCCGTCAGCGTTAGCGCGTCCGGCCATATCTACACCCTGCGGCAAGATAAGGTCAGCGGTAGCCATTGCAAATGCGTCTTTGTGGTACGCAATGTTCTGGGCATAGCTTGCGGCTGAACCTGAGTTGCCAGAGATAATGGCAGCGGTTCCTGATGGGATCGTTCCCGTAGAACTGGTGACATTCTGGAACTGACCAGAGAAAATGGGGTTAGGGTACACTGGCACAGTCGTAGATGACGCGGCCACATCTGCGGTCACGACAAAGTTACGGAGAACACCAGTTGATTGCCTGTTCTGAGGGTTCACGGCATAAACGCCAGGAATCTGGAACACAGTGCCTTTGGTAATGGTTCCGCTGGTGCTGCTGACAGCAAGGTTAAAGCCAGTGCTGGCGT